GCGGCACTCGCAGCCGAACCCGTTGGGCGCGTAATGCGTTTTCCACCATGGGTGGTCATGCCGCAGCGTGATCCCGTGCCAGGCCAGGTGGTGCGGGCGCGGGTGCATGACGTTGTCGGAATGCAGGTAGCGCCAGAAGGGCCGCAGACGCACGTAGCCGGGCTCCAGCATCTGCTGGCGCCGCCCGGCCGCGTAGGACGCGGCCATGTTCGCCTGGTAGATGGTGCGTGTGCGCCAGGCCTCGCCGTCAGCCGATCCTTCCCCAGTCCAGCCGGTCCACCCATGCTTGGCGACGATGGCCCGGAAGTCGCGCCGGAATGCCTCCAGCCCGAGGCCATCGGTGGCGCGCTGCACCATGGCGGCCTGCAGGTCGGCCACCAGGTCGGCCTTGGCGGCGCCCGCGACGGCGAAGGCGCGGTCGTGCGCGGCCGCCGCGATCTGGCCCCAGCGCTCGGTGGGCAAGGCCAGCTTGGCGCGCAGGTAGGCGATCTGCGCATCAAAGGGCGTGCCGAAGCCAAAGGCGGTCTCAGGCATCGGCGCTGGCCTCGGTGCGGGCGGCGTCCATGCCCTTGAGCTCGGCCAGCGCGAAGGCGGCGGCGAGCAGGCGCGTGAGGTCGGCGGTGTCGAGCGAACCGTACTGCGCCAGGATGGCCTGGCGAACACCAGCGGCGTCGCCGGCCTGGCCGACGATTGCCTGCAGGTCGTCCACGACACGCTGCCACTCGGGGGCGGCGGCGCGCTCCAGGGCGTCCGTGACGGCGGCTACCGCGCTGGGCTGGCCGCCCTCGGCGAAGCTGGCGGGCCTGGTGCCGCCCGGCGCGGTGGGCTCGGGGGTGGGAGGCCCGGGCGGGGCCGGCTGGCGCTTGTGCCAGCCTTCGCCGTATTTCGCGCGCACCGTGTCTTCGTCGAGGTCGAAGCCCATGTTGTGCACCAGCGTGTCCGCTTCGGCCTGCGCCTTGATGTCAGCCTCTTCCTTGACCTGGCGGCCAACATGGCAAGGCTCAAAACCGTTGAACTCGCAAATCCAGGCGATGAGCGTTTCGTTGAGGGTCTCGGAGAGCAAGTCGCTGTCGGCCTGGGTCAAGTCCTGGCGCACGTTCTGGCGCTCTTTGCTGGCCGCAGCCAGCGCGCCGCCACCGGAGCGCGCCGGCTCCTGGCCCGTCAGCACTTCGCTGATCCAGTCGTCCATGTACTCGCATAGCTGCTGCTGGGTCGTGACGTTGCCCGACAGCTTCGCCTCCAGCAGCGCGATCTCCATGCCCTCGGGCGTTGCCAGGTAGCCGTCGTTGCTCATGGCCCGCAGCGCGGCCACCAGCGTGGCTTTTTCCTGCGGTTCGGCGTTGCGCGGGTATTTGCCGTGCGGCGTGGGCGAGCCGAAGCGGTCGCACAGCTTGTTCCAGGCCACGATGCCCTTGCGCTTGAAGAACACCGGCCAGAAAAGCTGCAGGCCCAGGCCCGTGCCGTAGGGGCTGTCGTCCTCGGGGTTGACGCGGTGCACGATGAACTTGCGCTCGGGCACCGGCACGCCCTTGAGCATGGCGCTCCGCGTGAGCATCTGCAGGCGCGGCGGTCTGTTCTCGTCGTCCTGCACGTACACGAAGCGGCGCTGCGCACGCTTGGGCACCCGCAGAGGTACGACCTGGCCGTCACGAATGCCCCACACGATCTCGGCGATGGAGTGGCCCGCGAGCAGCGCCTCCAGCAGGTCGGCGCACAGCTTGTCGAAGGCAAAGCCCTTGAGGATTTCCGTGACCTTGAGCGCGTCGGCGGTGGCCTTGGCGTGGTTCCTGGCGCGTGGCTCGACCTGCCAGGTCTTGCCGATCAGCGCGAGCTGACGCTTTTGCAGCCCGGAGAACACCTTGCCGTCGCGGCGCAAGTCGCGGTACAGCTCGACGCCGCCGTTGCCGCGCTCCAGCAGCAGGGGGTCGTTGGTGCGCAGGACGCCCATGTAGGGCGCCTCGAATGGGTCGCGCAGCCGGTTGGCGAATTCAACGCCCAGCTCAGGCCGGGGCTGGGCGCCCGCGTGGGATGCCGCGCGGGCTGTGCGGCGTTGATTGCTGCGGGGGGCCTTAGCCATGGATGAAGTCTCCCAGCGGCTGGCTGCTGTCGCGCGGGCCACCGCTCATGTATTCGATGGGGGCCGAGGGATTGCTGCCCGCGTGCAGGGCAAGCGCGAGCGCCCAGAAGCGGTCGGCGTGGCCGTTGACCTTGGTGCTGTCGTCACCATCGGCGACGAAGCGGATGTTTCCCGCCGCCGTGGTGGTCTTTTGGATCTTGCGCAGGTCGGCCCGGATCTTTGGGTCTTCGGGGATGCGCACTTGGCGATCCTCCATCGCGCCCTTGAGCGGATAGGCCAGCGCTTCTTTCACCGGGCCGGAGAAATTCACCGCCTCCACGCGGTGCAGGCCGAACTGGTCCTGGGCGTCATCGGCCCAGCCGATGCCCAGGCCCGTGGCGTCGATGCAGATGCGGTCGCAGATCGCAAACCAGGGCCACAAGATGGCCTCCTGTGCGCTCTTGCGCATCTTCTCCATGGCCTCGACGTGGCGCGTGTAGAACACGTCGCCGAGCTGCTCGACCACCCACAAGACGGTCAAGTCCTTCTTGCGGCCAATGTCCACGCCCGCGAACAGGCGGCCCTGGAACGGCCCCTGCAGGCCGCGCTGCCAATCGGTGCCGCCGGAGTACTCGCAGGCCGTGATGAGGCCGTACTCCAGGAACTTGGCGTCGTCGTCGGCCGGGATGCACTGGTACTCCTGATCGAACGATTCTTCATCGGCCGCGCCGGACTTCACGAAGTCGAAGTACTCGGCTTCGTCCATGGCCTGCTGCTCGGCGTCAGGGGGGAGCGCCTGCTGCAGCTTGAACAGGAAGCCTTGCTCCAGCGCGTCCTGCAGGGTGACGCGGTGCAGGCTCAGCTTCTTGGGGTTGCCCCCGTGGCGGGCCTCGCGCACCAGGTTGTTGAAGAAGCTGTAGGAGCCGCGGTGCGTGCTGACGATCTCCATGTTGCCGCCCCAGGTGATACCGGGGTAGGCAATGGCCCACATCTTGCGCTGGTCGCGGTGGATGGCGAACTCGTCCAGGATGCGCGAGCCACGCTTGCCCGCCTGCGCGTCCGGGTTGCTGCTCATGCTGTGGATGCGCCGCCCGCTGGCGAACAGCAGCACGTAGGCACTGAGCTTCTTGTCGGCGTCCAGCACGACTTCGCCCAGGTCTTTTGCGGCCATGCCCATGATGCCGGCCCACAGCTTGCAGTCTTCGATGAAGAGGCGTGCCTGGATGTCGTCGCGGCTGCTCACCCACTCATCGAAGCGCGCGCCCTGCGCAGCGGCGCGTTCGCCGGCGCCGTAGGCGGTGGACCAGCTTATGCCGATCTGGCGCGACTTCTCCATGAGCTTGAGGCGCGACTCGTCCTTGATCCACTTGGACTGGAACGGCAAAAAGATCGCGTCACGATCCTTTGGAATGCACTTGGCCCGGCCCTTGAGCTGTGCCATCAGATGATCCCCAGCGCCTCGCGGATGGCGGCCTTGGTCTCGGCCGTCACGCCGCCCTTGTTGGGCATGGCGTCCAGCTTGGCCCGCTGCTCGGCCAGCAGCTCTTGCCGGATGGCGATGCGGTCTTGCCGGTCCACCCGGCGCGCGGCCAGCACGTCCTTGGCGGCGCGTGCGAGCTTGCGCACGGTCTCCACGTCTACATCAGCGCCACCCGCTGCGGTCAGCGCCACCTGGTTGGTCAGCGTGGTGATGGTCTGCACGAGCAGCGCACCGGCCTTGTCGTCGGGGTTCTCGCCCAGCTCGGAGACCACCAGGCTGGCGATGGCCTGCTGCTCACGCATGCCTTTCATGAGCTCTTCAAACCCCGCACGGTGGCGATGGATGGCGCTGCGGCTGACCTGCGCGCTGGGGAACTGCTCGCGCATGGCGGCAAGCAGTTCGTCCAGCGTGTGGCGGTCTTCGCGCAGGAGCTTTTCGAGGTACTTGCGGGCCTCGGGCTCAAGGCGCTTGACGGTGGACTTGCGGCCCATGCGTCAGGCCCCCGGCCGCTTGACGCCCGGCACCACCGCACGGCCCGCCGCAACGTCGGCGCCGCGCGTGGTGAGGGTGGCGATGTACACACCCTCCACGTCCTGGAAGGCCAGCAGGCCTTGCTCCTGCAGCCAGGCCAGATCCCCCTTGACCTGGTCGACGCTGGGCTCATGGCCCCATTTCGCCAGCAGCGTGTGGAGCAAGAACGAGTTGGAACGGTACGCGGGCATTTCGGCCAGCACGCGCAGGATGACAAGGCGGCGGTCTTCCGCCACGAATGCGCCGAAGTTGGTCATTTCTGGTTCAG